AATCGATAGCCGGTCGGCCGCCGCCACGTTGCCCCCCTTTCGGTTTGGCCTCGCTATGTTCTGCCATGTGTCGCCGTTCGGTTTAGTGGGTAGTTGCTGGCCTAACCATATCGTGAGGCTAAGACGGTTCGGGCTGAGTACCCTGAGTGCTGATCAGAGCTACCGGGGACGGTGAAACGATCGCGTCGAAGTCGGCTCGCATCTCGTCGTGCAGGCATGCCCGACATATCTTCATCACCCAGGGCACGGTTCCTTCGTAGAAGTCGGAGCTGGGCCAGACGATGCCGCGGTAGTAGTGTTCCCCGGGCTCGATGATGAGCGGGCATCCGGTATTGCGGGACTCGCAGCGGTGAGGCTTGCGCGCTTTGACGGCCCATCCCTCGTTGCCGTGCTTGTCGGCGGGTAGCTTCCTCATTAGCGCCACCGCGTGACTTTTGCCTCGTGCCGGGGCTCCTGCCAGTCACCGTCGGGGAGGTGCGCCCAGTGCCCGAGGCTGAGCCAGACACACGGGCGGCGGCAAACATCACATAGTCTCTCCCCCTCCCCTGCGTGCGTGCTCTGAGCGTCACCGGGCCGGGGTGCGGCCTCTTCCCCTTTCTGCTTTTTTCGGCTGTCGGGGGTTGGCTCAGGCTCTCCCACGAATGCCCGAATGGTCTTGTAAGCGTCTTCGAGGTCCCGGGTTAGCTTTGCCACGTTGTCGGGCTCACGTGCCAGGCTAGGCGCGGCCTGCTCTGTTGAGGGGTAGCTCACCCAGAAGCGGGTAAACCTGTGCGCCAGGTCGCGTACGGCATGCAGTTCCAGCCGATCTCCAGCAGCTAAGGCCTGGTCGGTGATCTTGAGCACCCCGCCTGTATTCATAACCGCAAGCGCAAACAGGGTTTGAGTGTCTTTCAGCTCTTTTTCCAGCCGGCCGCATTCCTCCTTGGCAACTTCCAACATTTCGCGGTCGTCGTTCGCGCCCATCAGTTGTACCGCCGAATCTCTGCAAGTAGCCGGGTGAGATCCATCGAGCGGCGTTTGAGCGCTGCGGGAGTCTTGCCGCCGTCGGGGCGGGTGCTGCGTGGGGCTCCCTCTTTGGGCCAGGGCACCCTACCCCAGCTACCGCGTTCTTTTTCGGCCAGAGTCCCGCCGGTTTCGATTTCGGCCAGCACTTCGGCGGTGAGTGTCTGCACTTCGGCGGCGACGCGGGCCAGCTCGGTCAGGGTGGCTTTGGTCATGCTCATCAGCGGGCCTCTCTCTCGATAAACGGCAATTCCGGGTTGTGGTCGATGATCCACTTCCCGTTTCGGCGGATGCCGCGGTATATGGCGCGGTACCCCTTGCGCTGGTAGATCACTTCGAGGCCCATTCGGCGGATAAGCGCCTTGGGGAGCCGAGCTTTCCAGCCAAGCGCGGCCTTGAGGTCGCGCTCGATGATCGCGGATTCTTCTCTCTGAACGCCCTCGTGGATGCGCTGGGCGTGGGTGTCGCTCATTAGCGGGCCTCGGGGGTGTAGAACACCGTGACAGGTCCGCACTTGCGGGCGACCCACTCGGAGCCCATCGGCTGTGCTTCATAGCTGCACCAGAGTCCGCCACGGTAGTGCAGCACGTCGCCGAATTTGTCGATGACGGCGGCGCGGTCGGGCAGGGCCTCCAGCTCGGCAGCCGTGGCCAGGGTGACGGTGCGCTTCGTGGCAGCTTCGACGGCCTCGGTCAGCGCGCCGAGTAGCCTGTCGATCAGGTCAACGGGGTTATCCATCTGCTCTAGCGGATAGCGCAGCTCGACGGTTGCATAGTCGATCAGTTCGGCGGTTTTCATTTCGTTTTTCTCCTGAATTTTTGTTATCCCTGGTGGGGCGGTGTTTCGGCTTAGTTGTTTTCGCGCGTTATTTGCGGCGAAAAGTTTGAGAGAGGATGCCCTCACGCATAATCTTGCGATAGACGGGCAGGATCACGCGGCGGACGAGGCCGCCGGAGGCTTGGACTGAGTTGGGCAGGGTGAGGGCGAGGGCGACGAATGCGGCCCGCGGGTTGGAATCGTCCCGGTCTGTGAGCCTGTCCAGGTAGCCTTCCATGTTGAGTTTGCGCAGCGTGACGATGGTCTGGGCGATCTTGCGTAGTCTCATGCGGCGAACACGTCGAACGGGCCGAACTCCGGCGCGATCTGGTCGTCCAGGTCGGTGCAGCGCCAGATGCCGGTCTCAGCGTCGGGCGTCCACTTGTCGCCGTCTTTGTCAATAGCGATCACATTCCCGTCGGTCTGGTTGAGGTAGTCGAGGCCGACCCCGCGGGCGACGCCGACGAACCAGGGGCGGTGTAGGGGTGTTGGTCTCCGGGTTTTCGGGGCAGTTTCTGCGGTGGGCATGGTTTCTTTCATGATTGGGGGTGTGGGGCGCATCTCGGGCGGGGTGATCTTCCACGCGAACCAGTCGCGCAATTGTTCACGGGCCGGGTTTTGTTCAAAGGTTGCGTAGTCGAAGTACACGGGCGCCTCGGACCGGCCACGAATTTCGCCGATCGTAGTGGGGGTGACCCACTGTTCATAGGTCAGTCCGAGGCGTTCGGCGATTGCGGCGGCATCCGCCTGGGTGCCGGCGAGTATCACGGTCTGTTCGGTCATGCGCTCATCGCCTCATAGATTCGTGCCTGTCCGGCCGGGGTGGCTTGGAAAATGTTGGGGGCGACCTCTTGCGCCAGGCCAAGCGCCGCGAGCTCGCGCATGGTTGGCACGTCACGGTGTTGTGACCAGTGGGCGGCTGAGTGGGTTTCGAGGATCGGCGCCATGCCGGCGAGGGTGTCGGCGGCGTGCCGGGCGCGCACGTCGGCCTCAGGGCCGGTGTAGGGCAGGTCTTGATCGCCGAACGGGCCGGGCAGGGTGGGCCGGGACCGCCACCGGTGCACGATGGCGACCGGGGCGGGCTTCGGCTTCGTGGCCCGCGGGACTACCGCGGACAATACCGAGCGAGGGCGGGCCATTAGCTGAGTTTCAGATTCGGCTGGAGCATGTACTGAATGCGTCCGGTGCCTGCGCCACCTTCGGAACGGCTCAGGAGCACCGGGCCGGGCTTGTGCGCGCTGGCGTAGCTGAACTGCATTCCCCAGCCGGCGAGCTTCGCGGCGGCGGCGGTCGGGTCGCTCGGGAGCATGAATTTCGAGGCGTCGGCCATGAAGTCGGGGCGCAGGATCACGTCTCGCACGTCGCCGGGCTTGTAGCCGTCGATCAGACGGCCGACGGGCGGGAAGTTCTGGGCGCTGGTATCGCCGGCGAGCTGCACGCCTGACAGGTGGGCGAGAGTGACGCGGCTCTCATCGACAGTCAGTGTCACGTCGAGAGCGGGGCCGACCTTGGCCGCCTTGAGAGCTTTGGAGAATGCGACGAGCAGCGCGGCCGGGATAGCTACGGGCTCTAGGGTGGCGACCTCCCCGGTCTTCTCATCGGTGGGCAGGTCGAACTGAACGCGCGCTGCGCGGTAACGGTCAGTGGCTAGGGCGGTGACGGCGCCAGCGTCTACGGTGATCTGTATGTGCTCCAGGATCGGGGTCATGCTGTCTTTGCTCGTCGCGGCGGCAATGCTGGCGATCGAGTGGATATGTGCGGGTGCGAGGATGATGCTCTGCATGGGGTGGGCCTTTCGGGCATGGGGCCGGCTGGATAGCCGGCCCGGATCGGATGAGGGTTAGCGCAGCTCGTGGCGCTGAATGGAGAGCTGGCCGCGCTTGTACGATCCCGAGCTGATGAGGCCGGCGGCAGCCTGTTCGGCCTTCTCGTGGCCTTCGGTGTCCCACTGGGTAGTGCGGGCGAAGACTCCGAGGATGGCACCCGAGGCGATGACGGTCAGTACGTGCATGTCGGTGATGGCGACGACGGGGCTTGAGCGGTGTGTGGTGTTTTTCATTGGGTGCCCTTTCGAGTGGCTATATAGAGAGACTAACCCCGTTTGGTTGCCCGCGCAATTGGCCGCGCAACTCGGGCGTGTCGTACCCCAGTGCGGGGCTAGAATCCCCCTATTTACGGGAGACGCCGAAATAATCCTCATAGTCAAGCCCCATGACTTATTCAGCAATTCACCAATAAACTAGCCACTTGGGGGGGGCTAAATCCGACGAAATAAGGAGCGCGACATGGCTAACTGGCGCATGAACCAAAAGACCGCAAACACCCCCGAGCAGCTCCCCGCCGAGGCCGACCCGACACAAGCAGTCAGGACCAGGCTTCACGCCATCGCCGACACCCTGCGCGACCTGACCGCCAGGGAAAGCGCCGCCCGCGATGAGCAATACCGACTCGTGCGGCAAATGCTTGCCGAGGGCGCCACATGGGACCAGGCGCAATTTGCGGCCGAGGTCAGCCGGCCGACGATCATGCGTGCGGTGCGCGACGGTAAACGCCGCCTGGCGGATGCTGAGGCTGCCGAGCAGGCGCAGCGTGACGCCGAGCGCGCCGCGTTCGACCTGTCTATGGGTGAGCAGTCAGGCCTTAGCCCGCGGCCCTGATTGACGGGCGGCGCAAGTCGCCCCATTCCACTATGACGAATACGCCGACCGGGTTTGCCCAGTCGGCGTATTTTTCGTCTACCTGCCCGAATTGGGCCACGCGGGAATCGTTCGTGTAGACCCCGGCGTCGGCCATTGAGTCGAGAATCGAGCGCATGAGCTTGTCGGCATCGGGTTTTGTCGCCGGCAGTGCGTAGGACGGGCGCTGCGGGCTTTTCATGCGAAACTCGGCGGACACTCTCACGGGCTCGTCTAGCGGCGTCCACCCGGCGGGGAGCGCGCGGCGTGCCGCGTTGGCGACGATCGCGCGCCACGTCTTGAGCTGCGGGTTATCGCTGGTCAGGATCGCGGTCTGTTTGCCGCCCTTTCGGCCGCGCATACCCTTGAACGCCAGAGAGCCCTGGGGTTGCGGTGGCATCCCCAGGGCTTCGAACTCGAACCGGTGGATCACGCCGCCGGCATCCCCTGGCCGCATAGGCAGCGCGGGCCGCAGTCGGCGCCGTGCGTGTGCGTCTCGTGAGAATCGCAGCGCGGCGAGTTGCAGGGGCGCGGATCCTGCGCAGCTGCGTGAGCTTTCGCCGCGCGGACGACCTGAGTGAACGCGCTCACGTCGTCATCGGTCAGCGGTTGGGCGCCGAAAATGCTCACCGCCTCGCCGTCGACCTCGAACGTTCGGCACTCTTCTGCCTGCCGGGTCACGGCGAAACCCTGCCGGCCTTGACGAACGCGGCATGGGTCAGCGGCATCAGCTCCGAGAATGCCTCTTCCATCTGCCGGGCTACCTGCTCGATTTCCCACTGTGGAAAGCTCGGGTAGGTGCTGTCCGGGTCGATCACGCGCAAGCTCAACAGGTTCATCAGCGAGCGGGCGTTGATCGTCATGTGCACGGTGCTGAAAATGTTCACCGGGAGGCACATGCGGGCGACCTCGCGGGCGATCCCCTGCCTGAGCATGTACGCATATTCGATGTAAGCCTTAGTATTCGCGTACTTGATCGCAACGACAGTGTTAGAGCCCTGATCGGCTGTCCCCGACTCGAAAACATAAGCGCCGACTTTGCCCGTCTGCACAAGCTTTCGGCCAGCATCCGGCATGTAGAACACCGGCTGCAGCTCCCGGTACCGGCCTGACTCTTCCGAATAGCTGGCGATCCGGTGCCGCATCAGCTCGCGCATCACGAAAATAGGTGCGTGGATTGAGAACGTCATCACGGCGTGCTCGAACGGTGCGCCGTGCCGGTCACGCATCAGGTAGCCGATCAGGCCCTCGGTCTTCATGCTGTCGGTGTTGTCGCCGCCGTTCGTAGATACTCGTGCACGCCGGGCGGGGATGCCGTCAGAGGCCATGCTTTCGAGCAGTTCCACGGTTAGGGCGCTGGTGAAAGTGGGGGCCGTCATCAGAAGGGCTGGTCATCTGAGAAGCTACCCGGCGCGTTCCATACGTCGCCGCCGGATGCCGCGGGCGCCGAGGTAGCCGCCGGGGTAGTTGGTTCCCAGGGCTCGTCATTCGCCGCGGTGGTGCCGGTGCGCGGCGCCGTGTTCGACTGCGCCCGAGTCAGGCTCGCAGTGGCGTACCTCAGCGACGGGCCAATCTCATCGATTTCAAGCTCCATCGAGGTGCGCTTTTCACCTTCCTTCGTCTCGTAGGAGCGCTGCTTGAGGCGGCCGGTAGCGATGACGCGCGAGCCCTTATCGAGGCTGCCCGCAACGTGCTCGGCGAAATCTCGCCAGACGCTCGCACGTAGAAACAGTGCGTCGCCGTCTTTCCACTCGTTCGCCGCCCGGTCAAAGCTGCGCGGCGTCGATGCAATGGTGAAGTTTGCGACGGCCAAGCCGTTCTGCGTGTACCGCAATTCCGGCGCACTCGTCAGATTCCCGACGACTGTTATTACCGTTTCGCCAGCCATCAGACAGCCTCGTAAGTCGCGGCGAAAATGTCGGGTTTGCAGGGGTAGAACTCGCCGTCTACTCCTTGAATGATGAAGTCGCCAGCGTTGGCCCAGTGCGGGCCTTCCAATGTCGAGATCATAAGACGACCGTCGCGGGGGTCGATGCTCACACCGCTGGCGGGGTAAGGGTCGCGCCCCTCGATCACACCCATCGGCTCGAACGATCCGAGGGTGTTCCTTTCGATCCACTGGTAGACCTCCATCCATTCGGAGGGTGTTCCTGATAGGGGCATAGCCTTGATGACGACGGGCTTCTTGCGGTATTTGGTGCTCATGGTCAGTTGCTCTTTTCTTCGTAGATTCCGGCAGTTTTTGCGGCGGCAGCGATAGCAGATGCCCACGGCCCGGGTTGAGTAACGATGATCTTCACGCCCGCGTCTTTCATCTTCTGCATCTGGTGTTCTAGCTCTTCCTCGGGTGTCCTGCGTGCCATGTTCAGTTGCTCCGTTCGGTCGTGCTGTTCCCGGCGCCGGTCGGCTCCCGGTCTAAATCGAGGTCAAACGCCGCCTGAGACGGTTCTGGGGCTTGCGTGACTACCTGTGCCGGGAACCTGCCCGCGAGGCCGTCAGCGGCGAGCAGGAGGCCGCGCGCGGCACTTCTGGCCTCACGCTCCGTCATCACGTCAACCTGGCGCACGGCCAGGCCGTCGATAGCGGACGAGCGCAGCATCACGACGCGTTCGCTCACCGGGTCGATCCCGATGATGTGGCCGGCAGCCATCAGTCTTCCTCGCAGGTGGAAGAGACCATGTTGCGGTCAGCGCCGAGCGTGGTAACGGTCAGTTCGACGTAGGGCGGCGTCCAGCGCTTGAGCTCGGCCAGCTCGGCGTCAGTGAGCTGTACGGTTTTGCCGCTTTCCAGCGCCAGGACCTTTTTGTGATCGAGAGCAGCCATCAGAAGACCCCCACGACGTTATCGACGTTTGAAATCCGGGCGTCGATCAGCTCGGCCGTTTCGATGATCTGGTCACGATCCGCGATCGTGTGATCAAAGCCAAGAATCCGACTCATACCGACGACCTGACGGCCAGCCACGACGGACTCGCGCAGCGTGATCGTGATCGGCTTGAGGCGGGACTTGGCGTTATGGCTAACCTCCCAGAATCGCTTCTCTCCCACGTCGGGGAAATCTGATCTGGTCAAACCCTGCAATGGCTTCGGTGCGGTGGTCATCTTGTGCCCTTTCGATGGCGTGCGAATCCTTCCAGTATAGCGAGCAATTGCCCCACATGGTTACTCGCGCAACCATCCTCGCATTCAGGGCGGCGGATTGCGGAGCAATTCGGCGGCGCCACCGATACGAAACGCGATCGAAGACCGGCCGGGCCGCCGTCTGCGGTCCGTGCTCGATTAGAGAGCACGGAGGGGTACTAAACCCCATAGCGAGGCTCCGTACTCCCAAATCGAGCATGGACGCAGAAACGGCCCCGCAGTGATGAGCTGCGGGGCCGTTCGAGTGATCCCCTCGCGCGACGGTGACCCGTTGGGTTAAAAGCGGGAGGAATAATGGTTTACCTAAGGGTTAACACTGGGGGTTAACTAATCCGGCCAATTTGGCCGGTAGGCCTGTCGTATTTGGCCGGTAGTCGTGCAGATTTGGCCGGTAGTGATTTGGGGTTTTGAGGCCCGGAATCCTACCGGCCAAAATGGCCGCTTACCTGATTCACTGCAAGCTCGTAGCGGTCCGAAGTGCGATAACCGGAGCTCTTGTACCGGTGGACCCGGCGGATAAAACCGGCCTGCTCAAGGTCGGCGAGTGCGCGGCGAACGGTTCGGACGCCGGCCCCAGTTCGCTGGGCTATCTTGTCCTGCCCGGGGTAGCACGAGTGCTCTTCGTCGGCATAGTCAGCCAGGACGACGAGAACAAATTTAGGGCTGGGTGGTAACTCGGTATCAAAGGCCCATGTGAGGGCCTGGTTACTCATGGCATCATCCCGGCTGAATGGCGATTGGGGCTGTAATTATTCATCTGGTGCTACCTGTAAATTTCCGCAGGGCATCCGGTAGACTGTCTACCGCGGATGCTACCCGCATTGTTGGTTTGAAACGTTGCCCCCGGGGTTTACCGTCCCGGGGGCTTTTCTTTTGTCACCGTATCGCTTCTCGCGTGAAATCGTCCGCGATCAGGTAGGTAAGTCCGGTATTCACGTCGAACGCCGGCACCTTGGCCGGGTCGGAGTGTGTGCTGATCTTCCAGCCGTTCGCCCTGGCAAGTTCGGCCGCCGTGGCGTCGGACTCGATTAGGCAGTTGAATGCCCAGCATAAAATCAAGCCGTTCGATGGCCTGTCGGCCGATCTGCGGCCTCCCGTGCCCTTTACGGCCCGGTGTTGCACCGTTGGGGTTTCCGTGTCGCCACAGTGCCAGCAACGCCGGCCAGCGACCTTTGAGAGCTTCGCCACGGTCAGCGCCGGCCATTTCGGTACGGCCACGGCTCCCCCTTCGACAAAGGCCCCGAGCTGGAATAGCTCAGGGCCTCTAGTGTACGTCGCAATTGCTCGGGGTTACTGGGGGATTTGGCGCTGGCCCTGCAAATCGTCACGTTCGATACCGAGCATCGAGCGGAGCGTGCCGAAATACTCTTCGGCATGATCGAGGGCTGCGCGGGCGTCCATAGAAGCGCTCTGGGCCAGGTCGGCGGCCAGCTCGGCGTCCTGCACCGCCGGTTCGGCATCTGCCCACTCTGAGCGCTCGACAGCGGTTTTCATTGGGTGCCCGCTGGTCTGTTCGTTTCCGAATACGCGGAGCCTGACCATGAGCCCCGCGCGGATGCGCTTTGCGTCTGCCTTCGCCGTTGCCGCATGGTCGCGCAGCTCGCGCCAGTCGCCGCGTAGCTCGGTCAGCCGGTGGGATGCCTGCTGAATGAGCGGCAAAACCTCGCTGGAGGCGAACGACCCGGAGCGGGGCAAGGCCCCCGGCTGGATACCGGGGGCCTGCTGCAAGGTCATAGTTACGCGTCCATCTTTTCGAGTTCGGCCTTTTTCGCCATGATGTGCGTGCGGAGTTCGGTGTCGAGTTCGCGGGCATTGTCGGCACCGTTCCAGATCAGGCGGCAATCCTCGACGGTCGCGGCACGGGTGAGCTGGGCTTCCCACGTTTCGGGATCGGCGGCGTCACGTTCGGCGACCATCCGCATCTGTTCGGATGCTTCCCATGCACGCTGCGCCTTCTCCATCGCCTCGGCGTCGTCCTCGACCAGCACGGCGTCTACTACGTCTTCGGCCGGGGCGGCGTCGTCGTCCATAACGGCGGGGCGGCCCTGATCTTCGGGCTCGTCGGCCGGCTCTTCGGGCTGGTCGTAAGCCTGCGTGAGCGCGTCGGCCCGGTCGGCGGCTTCGCGTGACTGCCACTGTTCGACCGTTTCGCCCGGCTTGGCGCGGTGGTGGAACGCGGCCGGGGTGCCCGGCGCCTCTTGAGCCTTCGGGGTTGGCTCGGTCGGTGCGGCCGGGGCGGCAGGCTCGGGGGTCGGTGCTGAGGTCGGTTCGGGCTTCGGCTTGCGGGTGCCCTGGGTGCCGTTCGTCGCCTGTTTGCGTGCCGCGGGCTTCGCGCTCGGGGTGGCCGCGGGTTCGGGGAGTAGTTCGCCCACGTCTTCGGGGTCGTAGTCGCCCGACTCATTTACCCGTGCGCCGAGCTCTTCGGGAGTGTATGCCAGTCCGTTGAGCGCGTCGGTGGCGCCTTCGCGGATGACTTCGGAGATTGCGCGGGCTTTCGCCATCGCCTCGGGGTACTTGCGCCAGTTGTCCTTACCGGTGAGGTCGGCGCGCTTCGCCTTCGCCTCAGTCCACGTCACCGAATAGGTGAATTCGGGGTCATCCGGTCGGACGATCGTCGCGGTGGCCTTGAATGCCGACCCCCAGTCGCCATCCGTCGTTACACGCAGCGTGAACCCCTTCGATCGGACAACGGCGCTCATCAGATTGGCGCTCATCGACGCCTTGCCCTCGATGATGAAAATGCCGTTGATCGCGGCCATAGGGTGCAATCCGAGCATGGCGCCGTGTTCCATGACGAGCAGCACGTTACCGACCGACGGGCCACCGAGGACGAGGCGGCCGTTTTCGTCGTTGCGGTTGGAATCCCACAGCGATTTCGGGATGAGCGAGGCGCGGGCGAGAACCTGCGCGTATTTGATGCGCTCGTCAAGCGGTTCAGCGGCGTAGGGGGTGATTGCGGTTGAGGTGGTCATGTTAGTTCTCCTGCTCGGTTTCGACGGCGGCCGGGACGGCTGCATATGTCGGGTTGACGGTGATTTTTACGGTTTCGGATTCGACGTACTCGGTCGCGGCACGCAACTGGTCGGGGTCGATCAGCTCGTCATGCACGACCTTGCGGGTGCCGCGGATGAGTTCGGCGACCATGCGGGTGCCGATGAGACGGACACGACGGCCGGCGTACTCTTTCGGCAGCGCCTTGATCTGATCCTCCAGCGCCTTGATTTCGGTGAGGTCGCCGGCCACACGTTCGCGGCGTTCGGCCAGTTCGGTGAGCAGCGCGTCAAATGCGGCAGCCGCGGCGCCCTCGGTTGCCTTGCGGGTAATGGTGTCGGCGTCGTCGTCAAACTCGACCTCGAAACCTTGCAACACGTCAATATCGGATTCGGGCGCGATCTGCTCGGCAATCCACCCCTCAAACTCGACAACCTTTTTCAAGATGTAGTCGAGGCGTACCTGGTCGAACGGGACGAAAATCAGGTGGGTATCGACCAGCGTCGGGGTGCCTTTGCTCCAGGTGTACTGTTCGACGGCCAGCCATACCTCGACGGCGTTGGTGACCATGTACGTCCAGAGCATCTGGTCTATCGTGTGCTGCGGGACGCCGACCGGCTTGCCGATCCCGCCGGTGCGGTTCCAGTTCTGCTGCGTGGTCTTCGCGTCTACGATGATCGGACGGTCAGACCCACGGCGGTACTTGAAACCATCCGGGGTACAGGCCCGGGTGAGGTCGTCGGGGTTGGCTACCAGTTCTTTGTTTGGGTAGAGCTTGCCGGTGCCGAGCTCGGGACGTTCGGCAGCCCAGACGAGAATGGGCGCCTCGCGGTCGTTGCCGAGGGCGGCGCGCTCATCGAGGAAACGGTTCCGATCCTCGCCGGCATACTCGGGGTCTGTCTTTTCGTTCCAGAGGTCCACAAGTTTTGTGTACGGGTGCGAGCCGACGATGGTCGCGCACTGGGTGGCGGTGATGACGGGCTTTCGCGCTTCGAGCCACTGGCCGCGATCCTTGCCAGTACTGAGGGTGGTGAGGGTTTTCATGTGAGCGGCTTTCCTTGTATGCTGAGCGGATTGGTCCCGGGTTTTACCCGGTCCCCTTTCGATGGCACTGGCCGGGTCTGCGTCATGCGGCCCGGCCATTGCTGTATCTGGGAGCGAAAAACCAGTGGGTGATGAGTGCCCCGCTGATGAGCGGGACGATGGCGAGTGATCCCGTGCCGCCGGTGATGTACATGGCGGCGATCAGCGCGAGTCCGAGGACTGCGGCGGCGGTAGCGACGAGCCGGATGATCCGGCGGGTTTCGGGTGACGTGTTCATTTGGTGCCCCTTTCGACTGGGTATGTAGTAAAACTATACCCCAGCAATTACCGGCGCAACTGCCCGCGCTCCCGGGCGTGTCGCGCCGGCGGTTGCCTGCGTAACTTTGGCCGGGCTATGCTGTATAGCGTCACTACCCGATAAGGCCAGGAGCCCCCATGACTACGAACGCCGAACTAAAGACCATCCGCGAATACCTCGCCGTGCCGACCGAATGGCTCGCCGACCGCATGGGCGTCACCGCTCAGACCGTCTGGAAGTACGAACGCACCAACCGACAGCGGCCGATCCCTGAGCACGCGACAGAGGTTCTAACCGAATTGCTCGCCGATCGCTCCCTGGCGCTCGCGCGCGCCCTCGACACGTACACCGACCCCGACGGCCGCCTCGTGCTGCCCCGCTTCGCCGACGGCGACGGATGGCGTGCGGCGTTCCCCGAATTCGCCGGCTGGCCCGACTCCGCGCAGGGGCCATTCCTGGGTGAGCTTATGACGCAGGCGAATGGCCGTGTCGAGTTTAGGGTGGTGCCGGCCGCCGAATAGTTGCGCGCGCAGTTGCGCGGTGAACCGTTAGGGCATAGGTTGGCTATACCAACCGCCCACGAAAGGGACACCATGAGCACCGCACTGCAAACCCGCCTCGATCGAATTATCGAAAAGGCCGCCCCGACCATGCCCGCCGACCTATCCCAGCTCGACCGGTGGGACGGCCTGGGCGTGACCACGAACACGGCCGCGGTGCCCGTGATCGCCTCGCGCCGCCCGGTCGCCGCGGTACCGCGCACCAGCGCACCGGTGCCATACCAGCCCGAGCAATTCGGCGCCATGCCGTCGATCCTCCCGCCCCGCCGCGCACCGTGGGCCGACCTCGGCCTACTAATCCCGGTTGGCATGATCGTCGGCAGTATTCTCGCGGTCGTCGCGCTGTGAAAACCGCGGCCATGCGCGGCCCCGCTACTCACGTAGAACTCGCTGGGAAGGTCCGCGCCCGCGATCGGGACACCTCGTGGGAGGCGGCCAGCGCGCAAACGAACGGGAAAACCGCCGAGCTCCAGCGCCGGATTTATTGGACATTGTTCGCCGCCGGCCCCCTCACCGACGACGAGCTGCGCGCCCGGCTGCGCCGCGGCCTGGTCCCACACACGCGATCCGGGGCTAGTACGCGCCGGTTCGAGCTGGAGCTGGCCGGCTGGGTGAAAGCAACTGATGAGCGCCGTCCGTCCGACGCCGGCAAAGCCTCAACCGTATGGCGGGCCGTCCGTGATGATGAGCCCGCCCCAGAGCCGCGCCCCGTCGTACCGATCACGCGCAAGGCATCCGCCTCGGCCACAATCCGCGACGCTCGCGCCATCCTTGCCCACGGCGGCCCCGACGTGCTAGAGCTGCTACGCGCCCGCCTAAGCGCCTGACCTGCCAACCCGAGCAACTGCCCGCTGAAACGCTGTAGGCATGCGAGAAGCCCCGTTCTGTTGATATGAACGGGGCTTCTCGGGGTTTGGAGCTAGTGGCGCGCGCTGCCAGTATCGACGCTCACGGTCGCACCCTCGGGAACGGTAACGACAGCTTCATGCTTACCCGCATAGACCGGGTTTCGCGCGACGCCGAGCAGCCAGCCGAACACGGGATAGGTGCGCTCCAGCCAGGCGACCGCGATGTAATACAGCGATGCCGCGAGGGTCGAAACGCTCACGACCAGCGCCGATTCGGTTTCTGCCGGAATGGTGACGCTGGCCGCGGCGAGCAGACCTACCAGCCAGCCGACAATGATCGGCACAACCGACCGGATTATCTGAACGAAAAACATAGACATTTGGGGCCTAACTTTCTGAGGTTGGAGGATTCGGGTCTTCGATAGGTTCGTGACCCGCTTCGAGCAATTGGCGGCGCAACCGGGCCACATACTCCCGAGAGCGCCGTGAGTGACGGTCGGCCAGGTCGGCGCGCTTATTGGCGGCATCCCGATCCTCTACAGCCCGTATTCGTTGGCCCTCGGCCGAGGCGTTATCTTCGCGCTCCCGGCCGGCACGGCCCGTAAGGACCTTGAACGATCCGGTGATGAGTGCGACGAGGACGACGGCGCCGCCGCCGGTGCCGAGTAGACCAACGATGGTTTCAAGGGTCACACCGCCACGCACGCAGGCGTGATTTTCTTCGGGGCAAGGTCTGCGCCGCGAATCAACGTCCAGCGCTGCGCGAGCGTCAAAGCGAGGGAGACAGTCACGACGGACGCCAGAGAGGACGAGCCCAAATAGATGACGATGGCGCCGTAGATGATCAGCCCGGTGCCGAGTGACAGAATCCCTGCACGCTCCAGCCACCAAACGCCGGGAAGTACAGCGACGAAACCGAACATGGCGCCGACAATCACGAACAGGCTGAACATTCCCACGAGCGGGACGCCGAGAGCCTGCACAAACGATTCAGGCGGGGCTACGAGCATCAGCGCGCCTCCCATGCCCATGAGCACGTAGATCACCGATTGGATCGCACGCACCCAGCGCGGTTCTGCGATGAGTAGGAATGCCCTGGCGAGCAGTCGGACGGGCTTCGTTGCGGCGAGCTGTAGTCGGGTCACGAGAGAGGCCCTGTCGTGCTGATGTTTGGCATTCGGGGCCTTACGGTTGCCCGGGCTGGTTGCCCGCGTTACCGCCTATACTATCGGGCCACCCTGCCCGGCTGGTAGGGGTATGAAAATGCCCCCGCTGATCCGTGAAGATCGAGCGGGGGCGTTCTGTTTCCAGTTGCTTAGCGTGCAGTCAGCCTAGCGCACAATTGCCCGGCATACTGGGCGAGTCTGTTCGGTTGCGACTAGGGCGTGCGTACCCGGAAGTTCCGAAATTTGGCCGTGATCGTGCTGGCCTGCAACCCAGCCTGCGTGCCTGCAAGCGTGCTATCCGTGATAGTGGCTTTCAGGACGCCGTTGATGTATACCGTCAGAGTTGATCCGACACATTTGAGCGTGAGTTCAGACCCGGACACGGCAGCAATCGTCTGAACTGTTGCAAGATCAGTAACACCACCTGCCACGACCTTTTGCAGGGCAAGGCGACCATCTGACGCGATCCCGAAACGGTAGTAGTTGCTGGAATCAACGAACCGGGCAATAAGCCAATGCTGGTCAGAATTTGGCCCTGTAACTTCCACTGTTACGGCACAATCTGTCACACCCGTACTGATAACTGCGCGGGTATTTGTGGCAGCAGTTGGAGTGGCGCTCTTTGCCACGATTCCGAACGTGCCAGCCGATGCGGTCCACGTCTGCCCCGTATCCGCCACAGTTAGGCTTCCTACGTCGGCGCGTGCGAATGTGTCAGCGACAATCCACGGAGGCATCCCGAGACGTGCGGCCAGTGCCTCTTGAGTCTTGGCCGATGCCGCCACGGGCAGCGCTGCAACGGCTGCGGAAACCTGCGCGGCCGTCGTGTCGAATGCGATGAACGTTCGCCCAATGATCTGCCCCGATGCAGGGAAAGTCGCACCACCAACCCACGCATCCCAGCCCGCCAGACCGTACCGTGTTGCTGGGACGAAACATGATTTGTAGTAGCTTGCATCCCAGTCGCTGCCCGGAGTGCCGCGCGTGATGAGGTATGGCCCGGCTGTGAAATTCAAACCATCTTGGCTCACCATCGCGTAAAGTTCCCCGCCAGCGCCATCTGACACATTGGACATTACGAGCGCTTGCCATTCGCCGCCGACACGTTGCATGTCAACATGCCACGGCACGCCCGAGTTTCCTGTGATAGTACAGATGGTAGGCGTAGACCAGGGGCCGGTCACGGATGGAGCGGTTGAGCGCACATATTTACGCGCAGGTGAGGGGAGAATGTCCACGCCGTACATGACCCACGAGCCGTCTTTGAGTTGGAAATATGACGGGGCCATAATGCGGCGTACTGCGGGGTCGTCTTCTCTCACGAGGGTTTTCGCCGACCAGTTGACCCCATCCGCTGAGGTCTTGAAGACGTGCCGTTCATAGGTGCTGTAAATGTACTCGCGCCAGAAGAGATACATAACGCCGTGCTTGTCTACGAACAGGTTGGGGTCGGAGTTGTAGCCTCCCGTGATAAGCGGGCCTACCGGGTTCGTGAGTCCCACGGGAACAGCCCATGTGGTGCCGTCGTCGGAGCAGACGATCGAGGCGTTTTCGAGCTGGTTATTACTGTTCGAGTATGGCGTGAATGCCATCCAGTAGCGCTTTCCGCCCCAGCCTTCGGGGTTGAAGTAGACCGAGGGGTGAACGGCTACCCCTGACCCCTCGTAGGTCGGGATGGAAACGAGAGTGCCGCGTGCCGCGTGCGCGTTGGTTGGGTCAGTTAGGTTGTGCCCGAGTGCCGGTGCTACCTGTACACCAATCGTGTTAGATAGGTCGCTTTTGAAAAGCCCGCCCTCAAGGGCGAAAGCCGCAGCCATGAGCTCATCCGAGGTGGTCGGAATCGCGCCCGCCGCTTCGACTTGCAGAGCGATCGCGGCCAGGGTTTCGATCGCGCTCTCAGCCGACAGACCCGCACTTTCGGCCGCGTCCTGGGTGTAAGAAACGGCGCCGAGCACACTGCTAACCCATGTTGGAACGCCGTCCTCACTCGCCGGCGGCGCCGAAACGGGTAGGAGGTCCGCATACTGCACAGCCGCATCTGAGGCGTGCACATAGCGGTAAGTTTCCGCCGTCCGGTATGACGGGACCGAGACGATAAACCCCCAGACCACGCCGTCATCGAGGGCGACACTCCCGAGGCCGTCAGCGTTGAGCGGTACCGGAGCGGGCGCCGGCAGGATAACTTTGGTACCGCTGGAGAAGATGGACACGGCGCGAATGTAGACCGTGGCGGGGAGTACGACCGTAGATGGGCCAGAGCCGAAATCGAGTAGGACAGTGGTTTTAGACATGGGTACTTTCAGGGTCGGGGTGAGGGGTGACTACGCGGGCCGGATGGACGCGGAGCCCTGAGAGTGCTGGCACGAGTCGCACGACGGACCGCACGGGCAGGTATTGTCCGGTGCGTGACGGCAGCTCACGATTCAAGCCGAGCGGTCAGATTTTCCGCCACGGCCTGCGCGATCGTTGCCGCGTCGATCTGTGCAGCGGCCTGATTGACGACGGTCACACTGGTGCCGCGCGCGCTCTCAGCGACAGCCTTGAAAAACCGGTACTCGTCGTCGGTTACGTCGAGGTCTTTGGTGCGATCCCACATGCCGCGGGCGTCGAGCAGGGTCACGTAGTCGAGGTTGGGGAGCTCCCACCATAGGCCGGTGTCGATGTTGGTGAGTGCGATTGTGCCGGTCAAGCTGTTGCGGATACTTCGGGCCATGGGTAGGTCTTCTTTCTTGAGCTCGGGTAGTGGAGTGTCGAGCTTGATCGCGGTCTGGTTGGTCGCGCTCAGGCTTGACCGTGAGAAGTGGTCCCACGGGTTCTGACGATTACCTGCCGGGTCGAGTAGGTGCCGGTGTAGGTGTTGGTCAACGCCGCCTGTATTGCCGGTGTATGCGATAACATCGCCCTGCTCGAAGTGCTGGTTGGTGGCACCGACGTAACGGCTGAGGTGGCTGAAAACGTCACGCCAGCCCGGATTGTCGTCGTGGAAGAATTCGCCCGAGTTGCCCGCGCTGCCGTTGTTCGCTCGGTGCATCCAGCGGCCTGAGGTTGGCGCGTAAACCGGAGTGCCAATGACAGCCACAAGGTCCACGCCGCCACGGCCAGGGCTTGCCATGTGCCGGTCCCACGACTGGTATGGGTCGCGCTTGTCAAACAGAATTACTGTGGATGGGCCGTTCAGAACGTAGGACTTGAGGCTCGTTGGCATTAGCGAATCTTCGTGACCCGGATGCGGCCTGTTACGGTCGTGCTGCCACCGGTGGTCTTGAAACCGTTGAACACCACATCTGTGGCCGCGGTGATGTAGAGGTTTGGGATGCTCACCGTTGTGGTGTCCTCGCCGGTCTGACCTGACGACCGGGCAACCTCCCCCGAGGTGGGGGCGATGGCGAGGTAGGAGCGGCCCGTCATGGAGGCGCCGAGGCTTGCCCGCCAGTGGAGGGCATACAGCCCGGGCGTGGTCAGCCTTACCCCTTGTGAGATTGCCGTAGCAAACGCCGTATTCGTAGACATGGCCGGGTCGTTTGTTACAGAACCGGCGGCAATGCTGCCATCAGGGTTTCCATTGGAAAGGGTTGTGAACTCGGCGTGCAAAATGCTTTCGAGCCAACCCGCCGCGGCCCGCCCGCCCGGGTTCGAGGTCACATTGTAGAGTCCGAAATATGCCTCTTCGTACCCCAAATCAGCCCGGTAAACCCGGTTGCCTTGAACAGGATTCGGGAACAAATAGTCACGTGCCCATTCGCTGCCCACGCTGCCATTCTCTTTGGTGAGCCCGGAGAGCTTGAACACAGCAACGGTGTTATTGGTGCCGTTATACCAGACCCACGCGAGGGGCTGGTCGTCCATCGTGCCGGGCGTTGAGGCGAACGTTTCGGGGAACGATGCGGGCGGCGCCGTCGGCACGGTCACGTTCGCGGTCGCACTGGCATAAAGCAGCTCCAGCGTGGACACGGGACTTTCACCCCAGGTGCGGCGGAGTACGGCGAGATAGAACCGACTGGTGCCCGCGTCGATGGCTGGCAGGTCGATAACTTCCATCGTGGCAAGCTCGCACAGCACCCCCGACGCGAGAGCGGTGCCCGCGCCGACAGAGATACGGCGGCTGCCCGAAATGGCGACCACGCCGAACGGGTTGGTTTCGGGGCCGACATTGTACCGGTCGCCCCCGAGGGACGCGAGACGTGCCCAGTTTTCTTGATACAGGGGGCCTGAGTAACCCCAGCTAATTACGGCCATAACTATGATCCTATCTACTCGTGATATTGCGGCGTTGCGACCGAGCTACGGCGGCAATTGCTTGGGCAAGTCGTTGGGTGGTGTCGTTGGTCCGCTCGCCGACAAACGGAGTCGCGGTGAACTCGCCCGACTTCGTGAGAGTGAGGGTCGCTTCGGTGACACGGTTATCGGCAAACGTGCGGCCTTGAGCCTTCACGGTGAGCAAATCGCCGAGCTGTACGCCGTCGGTGCCACCGAAATGGAACCGTTTCGTTTCGCTCAGGTCGATCGCCAGGCCCGAAGTTGAGCGGCCGTCGAGCAGCATATTTTCGGCAATTTCGCTCATGTAGGCCACATAGTCGGCTTTCTCAGCCGCGGTCACATTCGAGCTGAGAAGGTAGTATTTCGCTACCTTGAGGGCGTCACTCGTGCCGCTGGTCCATTCGAGGCCCGCGCCGGTCGCATCCTTGAACCGCTCCAGAACCACGCCCCACTCGGTTTCCAGTGAGGTGTCTACGAGCGGCCAGAACGATCGGGCGGCAATGTCGCCGGGACCGCCGAGGATCGCCCGGGTGACCTGCGGCGGCGTCGTCGTCCATGTGCCACCCTTGAGCACACCCGATTCGGCTGTCATCGCCTGCGGGCGCACAGTGACCGTGGCTACGTCGAGCGAAAGGAAATCGTCACCGGCACCCTGCCAGATTTTCAGGGTGAGTCCGCCTGCGCGCAGCACAGGGGTTACGGCATCCGCGAGAGTGGAGAACCGCACACGGGGCAGGTCGGTCGCGGCGCCCCCGCGGCCCTGGTCAGGCATGGCCACAATGTTGATGCCGAGCCGGTCGCGGAGGTTTTCAATCAGGATCGCTTTGACGGCCGCCTCGCGCGACGAAACGGCGGGCCACTTGTAATACCCGCCCTGCCCCTCTACGGTCCCAGACGGCCCCGCTGTGCCCGTTACGGTCGCTTGTGCGAGGTCGGTCAGGGATGCGGCGATGATACTGCCAGCCGGCCGGACATAGGCGGGCGTTTCGGTGAGCATCCAATCATCCCGGAGCTGCAACGTGACCGGCTTATCGTTCAGGATCGAGCCCGACGCGCCCCAGATCGGCCCCGACATGAACGGCAGGCCCCGGTATTCGACCACGAGGCGCGCGCCCGGCGCCATCAGGTGCTCAAGGATCGGGTCGCGCTGGCCGAGCAGGATCGAGCCGGTGCCCTGCGCCAGGTCGCGCTGAGTGAACGTGCACGAAATCGGGTTACCGACCCAGCCGACCCGTTTGAGGGTCTTGTCGTAGGCAGTGATTTTCAACGTCTCGCGCATCAGAATGCCCGGTAAAACAGTTCGGTGGTATCGAGTTCTACTGACCCCGAACCGGTCAGGGCGACAGTCGCCGTCGTCGCCTCGCCGGCCGGAATGCGGGCGAAACCAATTTCGAGAATTTCAACTGTGCGGTCGCCCGAATATAGCGGGCCGTTGAGAGTCGCCGTCTGCGCGCGCGGGTCGGTGTTGATCGTGAGGGTGTGGCCGGCAGGAATATCAGTCGCCCCTGAGATGATCGCGCCGCCGATGGTGAGCTCATACGCCGTAACTGGCTCGCCTTCGAGGCGGGAGGTGATACGCCACACCGGCCAGGCATCTTCGTCGCCATCGTTGCGGATCGTTTCGGTATCACCGCGGGCGAAAGATGATTCGATGTAGAGCGGCGGGTCGCCCGCGTTCTCGCCGTGGAAGTTACGCGGGCCGCGACCGAGGTCCAGCCAGCGAGTCGTGCGGACAGGACCCGTCCAAAACGGGGCATCAGCAGTCATCGAAAGGCCGAAAGCCTTAGTAATGATATTTGGGTCGATCTTGTACGCGATCATGCCGTCATCACCGAATTTCAGCAGGAGTGAGCGAGCCCCGCCCATACCATCCGAAACGGTGAGCGTGCCGGTTTTTCCCGGGCGGATCGAGCGCCAGAAATTGCGTTGAACTTGCGTGACGCTGTACGGGTCATGGTCTGCGAATCGCAGCGGCAAGAATGCCTTACGCGGTCGCACGGTGTAGCTCGTCGTCTCCTGGCCGTGCAGCAGCGCGTATTCCTGCACGGCGTACTCGACTTCTGGCATGGACAGGCCGCGGATTCCGGCGGTGCTCGCGCGTACCGGGCCGCCGAGCAGGTCCCACAGACTGCCGTCGGTGCCGGTCCAGGTAATCTGTAGGCGTGGGGTGTGCGTGTCGGTCATGGTCAAATCCCTACGGTGCCCAGGCCGGCCAGGGCGAGGGCGTCTAGCTGGCGCTGGTTGGTTTCGGCTTCGAGCTCTTCGCGGTTCCAGCCCACATCACCCTGAATCGTCATACGGGCGTCTACGGTCACGGCAGGCCCAGACTGTGCGCCCGTACCGTTTCCGTATCCTGCGGCGTCAGCGGCCGACGAGCCGAGGCGCAGGGCCACATCTATAGGCGGCACGGTAACCATGTCGGCCATGCGCCGGTCAAGGTCGCTCTGAATCGTGTCAAGCCCACCGATCAGGCCTTCGCCGATGTTCACGCCGAAACCCTTGAATACCTTCGACGGGGACGCGATACCCAGTGCAGTCTTGAACGGGCCGACGATCCAACCCGGGAGGAGGTCAAGGAAAAATTTTCCGACACTGCCAGCCATTGATTTGAGTCCGCTCATCAGTCCATCAACAATGTTCGAGCCTGCGTCGAAAAGCCAGTCGCCCGCGCCGGCAAACAGGGCGCCGATAGTGCCAGGTAATCCGGTGAAAAACGATGTTATGGCTACCCAGCCGTTTGAAATTCCTGTACCCAGCCCGTTGAGTAGGCGGGTACCTAAGGAGATAAGTAGGGTGCCGAAACCGACCAGAAACGCGAGGATGTTGGCAGGCAAGTTGACGAAGAATGCGACGACAGCCGCCCAGCCGTTCGTAATGCCTGACTGTAGGCCGTTCAGCAAGTTCGTTCCGGTCTGGAGTAGCCAGATTGCGGCGCCCACAAGAAACGCAAGGATGTTGCCGGGTAGCGCAGCAAACCATGCGGACACCGCGGCATATCCAGCGACGATGCCGGCGGCGAGCCCGTTGAGCAGGTTAGCGCCCGTCTGTACGAGCCAGACGGCCGCACCGATCAGGAAATTTAGTATCAGGCCTGGCAGTTGAGTGAAGAAAAACCAGACCGCGACGACGCCCAAAGCTATACCGGTAGCGAGGCCCGAGAGCAGCCACATGCCAGCGTCTAGCAGCCACTCGCCGGCAGCGGCGAAAAACTCGCCGATCGCAGCCGGAATCCCGGCAAACCAATCCATGATCGCCTGCCATCCGGCGGCGACACCTTCGAGCATTCCAGCCCAGAGGTCACTCCACCATGAGGCGAGGCCATTGAGCCCATCGACTAGCCAGCCGACGAATCCGCCCCAGGCCCCAACGATCCACGCGATTACTTCATCCCAGTTCTGCACGAGTAGGACAATCCCAGCGATGAGTAGGCCTACCGCGATAACGATGCCGCCGAACATGAGAGCTACGGGGGTGAGGCTCATAACCCACATAGCCGCAGCGGCGACGAGGACAGCAGCAGCGACGACGCCGAGGCCAACCGCAATAGCAGTAAGCGTTTTGGGGTGATCGTTCAGATAGCCGAAAACGGCCGTTATGCCGGGGAGTAGCCCGGACATGATGCCGGCCAGCATGATTTCGCCCTTTCGGGTAAATTCGTCCATGCCCGCCCCAGGACCAGATGCGAGGGTGTCGCCTAGGTCGTCGGCTTTGCCGGCGACGGAATCGAACGCGTCACCCATAGGGTCGATGGCACCGAGAAAATTGGGAATCTCGGTGACGCCGAGGTCTTCGAGCGGCGTCCCAAACAGGGCCAGGGCGGCCTGAGACTGCGCTACCGGGTCTTCGATGCTCTGGAGGCCGTGCACGATGTCAGCGAATGCTGTGGCTGCGTCATCGCCACCAGCCAGCAGCTTCGCGCTCATCTCGTCCTGGCTCATACCCATCGCGTCATAACCGACCTTTGAGGCAGCGCTCATATCGGTAGCTCGAATGGTGAATTCCTTGAGGGCGTCGCCGGTCTTGTCGATGCCATACATGCCCTTTTCGGCAGCAGTAGCGAGCACCCCAAAAGCCGTCTCGCCGTCCATGCCAATAGACGCAAGGAAAGGCCCATATTCGGTGATCGCGTCGGTCATGTCACCGCGCAGCGCCTCAGGTACGGACTGCATGGCCCCGGTCATCAGGTCCATAGCATTCTGCGCCGACGTAGCGAGGCCGGAGCCGAGCAGGCCGGAAACCATCTGGATAGCATCCGCAGATTCAACCCCGTAAGCGGAGGAGTAGCTCAGCACCTTCGCTGTCATGTCGGACACTACGGCGTCGGATTCATCGCCCATCCCACGAATGCCCGCCATGACGTTGCCGATCGCCCCCTGGACCTGTTGGACGCTCTCGCCGTAGTTGTCGGCGTAGAGCTTGCCGGCAAGCGTGCCAACGCGGGCGCTCTCAGTCGCGGTAAGTCCGAGCTGTGCAGCCACGGTCCGGTTTGATTTGTCGAAGTTGATGGCATCGTTCAGGCCGGTGCCAAGGGCCACAGCGACGGCGCCACCGACGAGCAGGGCGCCGCCAGCCATGACCTTGCCCGAGGTTTTGAGGTTGCCGGGCAACTTGTCGAGGGTCTTATCAAAGCCGGACGAGTCGAGGCTGATGCGTCCAACCAGGTCGCCTAAATCGAGACTCAAAGCGGGGGACCTCCAGCGGTGCTATTTCTTCGGCTGTTGAGGATTCAGAACCCGCTGTAATCTGCTCTCTGTCGATAGTAGCCCAAGCAATCGTTCGCGCAACCAACGCCACGACCGATCCCGTAGAATCCCGCTGCCCATGTCGAGGCTGTAGACCTCTTGGAAGTCGAGTTCGATCAGTTGCCAGTACCCGAGAATGTCGCGCCAGGTCAGGCCGTCGGTCGGGTGCGGGGCGTCTTCGTACTCTGCGAGGCCCGCGGGGTTTTCGGCCGTGACGCGGCGGTCGTCGTCGCGGCTCGTTTTTGCGCCCGGTTGCGGGCTGGTGCTTTTCCCGAGAAAAGGCCCGCCTTTGCGGCATCCGCGGCGGCCTGTTCGCCCTGAGTGATGAATACGAACGCATACTGGCCGAGGCGGCTGATGCGCTGCCAGCTCACGCCGTCTGCCATCATTTCAGCGTAGGCATTACCCAGCACCATTTCCATAAAGTCCTGCTCTTCCTGGTCGTTCAGGTTGAGCTTTTCGAGGTCGGCGGCGGTGATTTCAAGGTCGGCGTTTTTCTTCGCGGCGATGCCAGCGAGGGCGACCATGCGGGCGCCGGTCACACCGTCGGGGCTGGGCACAAGGTAGGCGCGGCCGGCAGGGTATTCGCGGGATGGGATCGGCGGAGTGGTAAATCCATCGTCGTCGAGGAAGTCGCCGAAAGCGGAAAGGTCGGGTGAGGCCATTGGTGTCTCCGATACGTAAAGCGAGGGCCTGACCGTTTGGTCAGACCCTCGCAGTTTAGCGCGTGATTGCGGTAGTTACCGCTATGGGACCACAATGGTATCGGGGTGCACGCGGCTGGTCGGCTTGCCAGCGCCCACGAGAGTAAACGACGCCATCGAGCCGGCGGTGACGGCGCCGCCGTCGTCGGACCAGGTTGCGTTCGCGAAGCCGGTCACGGCCTGGACGCGGGGGCCGTCCGCTTCCATCTCGTAGAAACGGACCATGAGACGGTTGGCGATGCCCAGGCCGCCCTCACCGGCGATGCGCACGAGCTCCTGCGCGGGGTCGTACACGTCGGGAGTGCTCGTTTCGGTAGCGCGGCGGACCTTGCCCTCAGCACCCCAGCCCGCCGAGAATGCCTCGGACTGGGTGAAGCCGTCGCCCTCGAAATCAGAGGTATCGGTCAGCGCGGACGTGCCCGGGTTGACCTTGATTTCGGTCAGGCCACGCAGGCGCAACCAGGCGGGCTCAGCAGCGGCCACGGGGATCGCGGCAACGTCGCAGCGCCATTTGCGGTTCGAGGTAGTGGAGCCGAGCGGGGTGGCGGTGGTGATTGTCATGGTGATGCCTTTCAGATGGGGCGGTTGAGGTTGGGCCAATCGACCCGGAATAGGTAATTTTCGGTACGGACGCCGCGGCCCTGCGTGTCTTGCGGCAGGAGCGTGCCCGAAGTGCGCTCGGCATAGGCCACCTTCACGGTGCCGAGAGTCTTGGCGTAGAGGTGGTCAAAGCTGGCGCGCAGGTCGGCGTCGATTGCATCCCCTTCGCGCGGGTCTTTCGAGCAGATTTTGAACTGAACGGCCACGAGCGAATCGGCATTTTGGGCCGCTTCGTAAACCGAAATAGTCACGGTCGGGTAGGCGATTTCGGGGGTGCGGTCGCGGTACAGGCCGAGCTTTCCCGACGGATACACGGCCCCGCTCGCGTCGTAGTAGTACGGCGTTTCCGGCACGGTGAAGATGATGTGCCCGGCGATGCCCTCTACCAGCTCGGTCAGGAACGAATCGAACCGGGCCATTAGTCCATCGCCGAACTGATGTGATCGCCGAGGATGGTTCGCACGCCGTCCGTGGTCTCCGTGAACGCCCTTTCGAGGAACTTGGCGCCGCGGCCTTCGTCGTGGTTCATCTCCATGTCTTCGTGGAGGCGGGCGGCCTCATTCGGGTAGCGCACGTCTTTGTAGCTCACGGCGGCGACCCGGCCGTCTTCGTCCACGGTGACGCGGCCGGTGCGCTCAAAGTCGCCCTCTTCGTGCGGCACGCGCTGATTCGACGTGTTGAGCACGAGGGCGCCGGCGGCGATGAGTCCGCGCTTTTTCTGCTTCGCTACATCGGCCTGCACCTTGCGAATATTGGCAATGAACGCAGCCGATCCGCCCAGGACGAAATCACTCAAGATTCACGACCAGAGCGCCGAACATGAGCGGATCGAGAGCGGCGGTGATGACGGTCGTATTCCGGCCACTGGGCAGTGTGACGACAGACCCGCCGGTGAACTTCGATTCGTGCTCCAGCCCCGCAAGTATCGAAGCCTCAGACGGCACGGTGTTGCCCTCAGAATTTCGGACGAATCGGCGCTTGAAAGACACCATGACACCGACGACGGGGATGGGTTCTGCGAGGTCGGGACCGTATGCGCCGGCGCCGCGGTTCGTAGCGACGCTCACTGTTGAGCCCATCCAATCGCCGAATACCTCGCGGAGACTGAGCGTTGCGACCACTTGCGGGCTCATTCCGAAACCCCGATCACGGCGGCTAGGCTGCGTTCTCCCGCGTCGTGCGCGCCGATATGGGCGGTGATGAGGCCAGCACGGTTCAGGTACGCCCACGAGGCGGCAGTGAGCTCCTGCCCGGATGCCAGCGCTTCGAGGTCGCGGCGGCTAGACGCCTGCACGGTGGTGGAGATACCCAGAGCAGACTTGGACACGATCACGTCGGGGAGCTGGGCAACGCCTAGGCGCGGATCAAGGCCGGACATTACCCACGCCTGCGCCTGTTCGGCGGTGGCGAACATGATGGCCGTGGCGTATTCGAGCTTCGCGGCGATGCCGTCGGCGTCCACGGTGTAGACCGCCCCGCGCAGCGTGTCATCCACCAGGCCCTCAGCGTGACGGATGAGCGCGGCCGCATTGTCAGGCAGCGCGGTGGTGTTGCCGGTTCCGTAGATGTACGCCTGCAACTCTTCGGGAGTGAGATACACGAGGGCCTTTCAGAGGTGGTGAGGTTTGGGTGGGCCGAGCAGGTACGCCGCTACAGGGAGGGAGGTTTGGGCCGGCAGCCCAGCGTTATAGCCGCCACGCTCTCCCCAGTCGTCCTTAGCCGGGTGAACCTGAGATATGCGCCGTTTCCCGGCCTTGACTCGGACCCACCCATACATCACCGGGTGCTAATTTGCCGCTTCGGCGGCCGTTTCGACCTGAACAAGCAACGGGTGACGAGCGCCCGCATACTCGGCTGGCTCTTCGGGCCGCTCGATCAGATCTGCCTTGGCCGGCTCGGCTGCGGCGCGAACGGCACGGATGCCGTACAGCGCCGCGCGCAGCTCGTCATCCGTGCTGCCGTCCTTGGCTGTCAGCTCGTAGTTGCCAAGCTCCGTGACGAGCTGGTCGCGGTCGTAGCCGTCGTACATGACAGCTTCGGCGGCCAGGTCTGCGCCGGCTTCGACGGCGGCCGGCCCAACCTCGGGGACTTCGGCAGCGGGTGCAGATGGATCGCTCACGGTGACGCCTTTCGTTGGGGTCTTCGGGGCTGCCATTAGACGGCCGCGTCCAGCACGCCGAGGACGATCACGCCACGGTCATCTGCACGGTGCGCTGCGTAGTGCGCCGTGGTCACAACCGTGTTGATGCGCTTGGCGATGTTGCGGTCAGTTTCGACCAGTGCACGGCGCTTGTAACGCAGTGCGAGGGCGCCACGACGGATCAGCAGGGCGTTGTGGCCCGCGTCCGCAGTACCGGCCGTACCGATCGCGGTTGCCCGGTCGGACACGATGACGGCGACACCGGCGAGAGAACCGATCTGGCCGGTGATGATGCTGGCGCGGTCGCCGATCTTGTCTACGGTGATGAAGTCGGGGTCATGGCGGAGCTGCGTGTACTGCTTCGAGTGCACGATGAGCGCCGCAACGTTGGCCGGGTCGTACTCGTCGCCCCAGAGCGCGCTGGCATCCACGTAGGCGTCATACGTGAGCGAGGCGGCGACTGTCGGGAAGATCAGCGGGGAGCTGGCGAATTCGCCGGTGGTGACGAGCTCGGCAGCGACACGGAGGTCGGTGTCGATCTTGCGGCTGATCGCCAGAGCCGACTGAGAGACAGCTTCGGAGTTCGGCGAGGCTAGTGCGATGAGCGTGGCGGTGTCGGTCAGGTCAAGGCGCTTGCCGATTTCCTTGATCGACACGTGGCGCTCGGTCATGCTCAGGCCGTCAGCCTCAATTTCGACGCCTTCGGCTGCGTCGCGTGCGTCACCGGAGTAAACCCAGGTGCCAAACGAGACGGTGGAGCCGGGAGTGCCGACGAGGGTGTCATCCTGGGTGGACAGGCCGGCCATGACCGACTTACCCAGCAGGAGTGGGCTGACGGTATCAGCCCAGACCTGCGGGTCGATGACGTTGGCGGAGGTAGTTACAACATTTGGCACGATGGGGCCTTTCGGTTACTGCTCGGCAACCAATCGGGCGTAAGCCGCGGGGTTGCTCTGCTTGAGGGCGGTTCGCGCCTGCATACTCATGGCGCCGAAACCAGATTTGGTGATCGCATCGTCACCGCTAGCCCCGCTAAACGATTCCGCCCCCGACTTTTGAACTTGCCCCGCAAGTTTGAGTGTCGAGTCTGCCGCAGTTAGCGCGGCAATTGCTGCCTTTACCTTACCCTCATAGCCGGGCTTCGTGGCGTCGATCTTCTGAAACTCGGCATCCTTGCCCAGCTTGAATTCGAGATAATCCATCTTCTCCGGGTTGACGCCTTCGGCCCAGGCGGCCTGAGTGAGCGCGAGGGACTTCCGCGCCGTGTCGAGCTGCGTGGTCGTTTCGGTGATGGTGCCGCCGGCTTCGGTGAGCTGCGCGGTGACGCTCTCAAGCGTGGCCGGCGCCTTGTCGGTGGTCTTGATGCCGAGCGCGACGGCAACGGCGTCGAGGGTCTTCTGGGTGGCCTCAGCGGCGGCGTTCGCCTTGGAGGTCATGCGGTCATCGCCGAGCTTGCGGGTGAGGCGCTGCACCTCTTTTGCGGCTTCGGGACTGCCCCACTTGGCGATCTGTGCGGCGGTCGGTTCGCTGCCCATGGCAGCGGCGTCCGTGTCGGCGTCGGTACTTGCGGCGGCGGCATCTGCGGCGGCGGCGTCAGTTGCGGCCTGGTCTGCGGCGGCGGTAGCGGCGGCAGCGGCGTCCGCGGGGCTCGGGGCGGTCGTGGTGGTAGCGGCGTCAGTCATGGGGCTCCTAGGTTCGTGCCCGACAGTTATCCGGGCAATCACCCCCTATACTAGCCATGTTGGTTCCCTTTCGTCGGGTGAACGCGCACGCTTCGGATTCACTGCCTCCCTGGTGGTTCCGAATGAAACGGCCCCGTGATTCGTAAGAATCCGGGGCCGTACTTCGTGCAGCGGGGCTAGTCGTCGTCGGCCGGTACCCAGCGCGAAACTACTGCTGCCCGAAACTGCGTGTGGCAGTAGTCAAGTAGTCCGAGCGTCGAATCGGCATCCTGCCCGACTGGCACCTCGCGCAGATATGAAGTCTGGTCGCCGCCCTCCAGGTCTTCGCTGGTCTTGCCTTTGGCCTGCAAGACATAGCCGGTGACAAGGCCGCCCTCAGTCACGTCTGCGAAATGCGCCTGAATGGCCTCGTCTAGAGCGGCCTTTGTGGCGTCGCTCACGCCCAGGCTCCCGGTGTCGTGTTGATCCGGGCGATGACGTTGGCCTTCGGAATGCGTACGGTGCCAATTTCGAGGCCGACGGCCGGGCCAGCGACGAGGGCCGGCAGCGCGGCATCTTCCGGCGCCACGCTTCGAGTGTTGGCGATCACGAAATCGTCGCGCTCTTCGGACACAGCACCGACAAACACCCAACCATTCAGGCCCAAAACGATCTGAATTTCTGCGGGGGCGACACTGGCGGCCGGCACGTACACAACGCCGTCGATGGTGATACTAGGGGTGCTCATATGGTGGGTGCTTTCTGGTTGGTTGATGGTTGGTTGATGGCTACCACGACACGCGCACGGTGTCGCCAGGAACTCGACAGCAGGCGGCCCGAATCTCGCGCAGAAAGCCGACGGCCGCGGACCAATTGCCCCAGCCGCCGGGGTCATCGAACGTGTCGAGCTTGTCCGTGTCGGTCGCCATGATGGATTGCAGCGCGGCCTCGATGCACACGGCCACGTCGAGCGCGGGCTTTGCGTCGAGCTCGGGCGGATAAACGCCGTAGTGGACAAAAAACTTACTCATGTTTGAGGTCATGTTGAAAGACTCGTCGCCCACGTCCACGTCGTAGCTCACGCTTCGCGCCCCGCTTCGCGTTCGGCTATCGCGGCGAGGTTGTCGAGCAGGTCGGCGAGACGGTCGTCGGTATGCACGTAGCGCTCCGCCGGCGGCTTGCGGAATTGCTCGGCGGCCATACGGCCACGCTCGGCCGTGCGGATGGTCAGCCAGCGCTCATACTCTTCGGGGGTCACGCCCACACCTGCATCACTGTGGCCCGGCCGGTCAGGGGGTTGAGACTGACCGATAGGTGCGCCCCGGTGTGTCCAATATGCAGGCTGCACCGCGTATCAGTCGCGCAAAAATCGCCCTCCCAATCAGGCTCAGGGTCGAGGTCACCCACCTTGACGGCTCCCTGCGGGTCGGCGTCCACGAGCTCGTGCAGAATGGCGGCCATTTCGGCGGCGGTGTCGATCAGGCTGTAATGCTCTACGGCCTCCCCTGACCTGTAAAATCCCCCGGCGTTGGTCGTCGCTGGGTCGTGGGTGTCATAGGTGGCGAGTACCGCGCGGGCACGCTCAGCGGCACTCACGAGTTAGCCCCACGGGCCGCAGCGATAGCGGCAAGCATGTCAAGGCGGGGCGCTGTGACCTCGTTGATCTTGCGGGCCAGGGCCAGCACGGCCTCATCCGTTGGGGTGACCTTGGCACCGTGGCTCGGGCGGGCTGCGGTCCAGTAGGCGTCAGAGCCCTCCTGTAGGACCTTGACGAGCGCCTCACGCAGTACGGATGGCAGCGAGACGCGGGGCAAGCGGTCGAGCGCTTCCTCAATCTCATAGACGGTTGCATGGAGGGCCGTGCCGATCCGGGCCGGCGCGCTCGGTTCGGCAGTCACGGCAGTCACGCGGTCAATTACAGCATCGCGGGCGGCCTCGAACGGGGTCAGGTTAGTGGCAGTCATGGCTAGGCCCCCTTGACCTTGGCGCGGATGGCATCCCTGATCTTCACGGCGGCGTCGTTGTGACCGCCCCAGTACGTGTCATCCGCGGCCTTGACTCCGATAATTCCGAACCCGTCGGCGGACTGTGCGGCTTCCTCCAGCACCTCAGCGCGAATCCTTGCATCACGGCCTGCCAGCCACCGGTCAAACATGGCCATCGCTTCGGGAACGTCGATGGGTACATGGTGCCTGTCGGCCTCTCGCACGCCAAACTCGTACATATCCCGCACTTGCTCGGTCGTCGGAGTGGACGGGGCCTCGGTCGGTTCATTCTCGGTCATGGTGTCCCTTTCGTCGGGTGGTGCCAGCCCCGAGCGGATGCCCGAGGCCGGATAATGCGGGGTGTTAGGTGAGCACGGTTACGAGGGTATCGGCGTCGAATTCCTCGTGGAACATGCGGCCGAATCCGTCGGATACCTCCAGGTGAACGGTGCCCTCGATCGTCTCAGCGGATTCGACCGAGGCGTTGCGCTTCGGAGCGAAGGTGGACGAGCAGTGCACGAGCATTCCGGCGGTGATCTGGTCGGCGGGGGTTTCGGTGAGCTGGAACATTGGGCACCCTTTCGTTGGTGTGTAGTTCTACTATACCCCACTGGTGGTTACCCGCGCAACTGCTCCCGAGAAGACTGCCGTTTTAGATAAGTATTCTCGGCCAAATGTGCACGCATAACCGCCTGCCCATCCTTCACCCGTGCAGCGGCCCGTGCGCGCCCCTCGGGAGTGATGGCGATGGCCTGCGAGGTCTTGGCCTGCCGGATGCCCAATTCGATCTGGCGTTGCCGAGATTGCGCTTCATAGCCCTCCTGGTCCCATGCCGGCCGCTGGAGTTCAGACGGCTCTGTGATGCCCGGCAGGTAGGTTTTGGATGAGCAACGGCAGTTATGCACTACAATGGAATTAGCCGTATACCAGCCACTTCCCGTTTGGAGATTGAACACATGGCCCCGAAAATCACGACGCTCGACGTGGCTCACCTGATCGAGCGCTACAAGGCCGGCGAGAGCAGCAAGCAGCTTGCGGCCTCCCTCGGCGTTAGCCGCTCCGTCATCAGCAACCGGCTCAAAGCTGCCGGCGTCCCCGTTCGCAACCGCTCCGATTCCATGTTCCTCCGCATGGCTCAGGCCACCCCCGAGGAACGCGCTCAGCTCTCCCTCGCCGCCCATGACGCCGTGAGCGGCGTGAAGCGCACTCAGGCTGACCTCGAACGCCGCGCGCTCGGCAAGGAACGATCCGGCGTCGGCGCTAGCGAGGGCGAGGCGATGCTGGGCCGCGCCCTTGAAGCTCGTGGGATTCCCTTCCGCGCCCAGCAGGCGGTCGGAAAGTACAATCTCGACTTCGGAATTGACGATACCGTCGCCGTGGAATTGTTCGGCGGAACCTGGCACATGAGTGGTCACGGTATGGCTCGACTGCCTCAGCGCCTCGTAGACCTCGCCGATAGGGGTTTCAACGTACTGATGATCTGGAGCACCACTAACTACCCCCTGACCGTCTCCACTGTCCCCGCCGTAGCTGACCAGATTGCTGCCTTCGTGGAGCGCTCCTGCTTCGATCCAGCCTTCCGCCGTCAGTATCGGATGGTTTGGGGTAACGGTGATTTCTCGACCGGCGGCTGTGTGGATGACGACGACCTCACCCTCAAACCAACGCGAATCCCCGCCGACGATGCCCGTAGGCGAGGCAACCGGCACGAATGACGGGAAACAGTTCGGGTGGAATACGCCGGCTAAACGCGCTTCGGCCAGGGTCCCGTCAACGCGCACAGCAACGGCGCGCCCGGTTGCCAGGGACGTGTCCGGCTTGCGCTTCGTCGTCGTGTTGGTTGTCAGGATGAGCCGAGCCCACCGGTCGCAAATACTGCACGCACGCGGCCCCGGCGAAACGATAATGAGGTCTAGCCCGTTTGCGCTCATCGTGTCGAACTGGCCCTGCAAGGATGCCCGCGTAGTCCCGGTCCTCACGGCCATGTGCACATAATCGCCGATACCCATGCGCCCGCGGCCGGTCTGCACAGTCTTGATGCCGTCGCCTAGGAATCGTTGCAAGGATCGCTGAACGGCCTCACGCTGGAATTCGCCGCCGGTCAGCCGTGAACCGATCGCGTCGGCCACGACTTCCCGGTAAACATCGTCTACGGCCCGGAGAATGCCGGGGGTGGCGGAGTTGATCGCCGTGGTTAGTTCCGTCGCCAGAGCGCCTACAGCGGCCCGCTGAGCTTGCGGCATACCTTCGATCAGGGGCAGTGCGGCGCCCACGTCATCGAACACAGCGAGGCCGCCCAACCCGTACGCTTCGGCGAGTGAGGCGCGGATCATTGCGGCGGCTTCGGGTGATGCTTTGCGGAGCTCTTCGAGGGTAATCTTTCGGACCTGTTGCACCTGCGCGAGTGCGCGCACGTTCCAGTCGGGGGCGTCGGTGCCAACCCCGAGGGCCGCCGAAATCCGGGCCAGGATGCGGAGCTCTGCATCCCGGTAGATTTCGGCTACCTTCTGCCCGTACTCGGCGCCCAGCTCGGGGGTAATCATGCGGCTAAAGTCCCATTTCCTCGGTCGGCGCCCGGCCGTCGAGGGCTTCGGTGGCCTTGGCGTGCGCCTTCCATCCTTCGAGAAACACGGTTCTGGCGTCGAGCATCTGGCCCTTGTTGATGGTCAGCCACGCGTTGAACGGGTCGGCAAACCCGAGCCGGTGCGCCCGCGTCTCGCGTGGGAGTATGAGCCGATTGGCGCGCACCTCTTGAGCTTCGGCCCATGCGTTCAGTTTCTTGCGGTTGGCGGTGATGGCGTCGGATTCGGCCCGGATTAGCGCTGAAATCAGTTCAGCCTTACTCCAGGTCATTAGAACGCGGCGCATTTCGGAGGGCGACTGGATGCGGGTTTCGAGGTCCAGCGCTTTCCATTCCGCGGCTACCTCAGCGGCGGTCACAGGGTCACCCCGTACTCTGCGGCGACTGTGGCGCGATCTTCACGGGATGTGCTGCCGAATGATGTGTCGTACAAGTCGGTTAGCTTGCCAATCACCTCGGCAACCAATTCGGCCTCGGGGCGCGCTCGGTCGAATGGCCCCCAGATGTTGCTGATCGGTGCGTCGCGCTCGACAGAGAACAGGTGCCCCGAGTCGCTAACCCGCCACATCTCGCCGTCTGTGTCGAAGTACCATCCGGGCTCGGTCGGGCGAGGATCAGGGACCGCCACGGGCTCGCCATAGGTCACGGTACGCTGCACGATGCGCATGGCAATGCTGGTGCCGGTCGCCACGGCCCGGCGCAGTCCGTCCAGGTCGGTCGCGTCGGTGCAGAAGCTGGGGATACCCGGCTGCGGGATTAGCAGGTGGTTGTCACCGTCAGGCCAGAACGTTGCGCCGTCGGTACGGGTCACGCCGTACTGGGTAAATGTGTCGGTCATGGTTTCCTCTTTCGTCGGGGGTTTAGTCACACCCTACCCCCTAGGTGATTGCGCACGCAACTACACGGCCGGCTGGCGGGTGCGGCGGGGTTCGCGCACCTTCCCCTCGAATCGGCGTTCTTCATACGACGTGGGGACGAATTCGGCGTACTGCCGGGCCTTGGCAGCCTTTGCCAGGGCGGCGCGCATGACGCGTTCGGCGTTGCGGTCGGCCGGCATCCCTGCCGCGGTCACAGTCCGGCCCCGGCCGTGCCGAATGAGAGCGGGTCCACCGGTGTGAGCTCTTCGAGGCGTTTTGTGGCGAGCACGCGCACCTCGGCGTCACTCTTGCCCGGGTAGGTGGCGCGCACGACTTCCTCGGCCGAACCGCCCGACTCTTTCAGGGCCTTCGCGTTCGTGACCAGCTCGGTCATCGTCGGCTGGATTGCCTGGGGGAACTCCACACGCACCGGGTACGCGATGATCGCGGAACCGTCGGCGCCCTTTGGCTTGAATTCCTGCACATCGACAGACACGAGCGCGGTGAGCAATTGCGCGAGCAACGGCCGGGCATACCGGATCGACTTGCCCCGGGTGCTCATCGACCGCTTATTCTTGCCGGCGTACTCGGTCGCCGTCATCGCGACCTCGCCGCTGTCGCCCATCGTCTGCGGGTTGTAGCCGGCGGCCTTGATCGCGTTCTCCCGCATAGCCTCAAAACCCAGCAGATATTCGGCCACTTTCAGGTCGAATTCGATCTGTTCAATCGGGAGTTTCCCCGAACTGTCTTCGGCAGGCGGCATACTTACACGGCGCATCATGCGCTCGTCACGGTCGAACGTGAGGCCCTGCCCCTTACCGGCCGAGTTGAGCAAGTAGTCGGCGATGATGAGGCGCGAACGGCCGTCATCTACGGACTCCATGAGGCGGGTGTAGAACTCATCCGCGGCGCTGAACAGGTCACGCACCGCGGGGGTGAAGTCGGATCGGCCAGCATTGTTTTCGAGGTCGAGCGGGTCGGGCAGCGCGTTGGGGATGCTCACACCGGTTAGGTACCGGGCGGCCGAGAGCGTCACAGCGCCATCAGCATCGACGGCAAGGTCTGCCAGCTCAGTCAGGTCGGTGAGCGGCTGCGCCATTCCGAGGTTGTCGCTGGTGCCCTTATACAGTCCGTGGAAGACCTTTCCACCCTCGTGGCGTTCTAGGTGTCGCCAGAGCTCCGTATCGGTGGAGTGCACAACGCGCCAGAACGTGACCGCGACGAGCACACCCCACGAGTATTCCGGGATCAGGTGCAACGCATCGACACCGGCAATCGTCGGCCGGTCGGGCATCCGCTCCTGATCGACGGCGACGCGCAGGCCGTAGCAGCCGAGCGCGGCGCCCAACTCGGCACCGGCGAGCAGCGTGGCGTACAGGTTCGACTTATCCACGAGCTCATCGAGGCGAGTTTGCGCGGCGACCGTCTCAGGCCGCGGATCGCCCTTGAGGTATTCCGGGTTGCCATCAGCGTTGTTCGGGCCGTCAGCGTCGTACAGCGGTCCGTCAATCGTGAACCGGGGCTCTTCGGCATACATCAGTTCAGCCTTCGTGCGGGCTATGTCCTCGGCGACCGGTGAGTGTCGTTTCGAGTCGAGTTCGCCGGTGGCCTGAGTGCCCCAGAACTCGGCTTTGATCGCGGCGACCGCACGGGAGAAGGCACCACCGCCGGTGCTCGCGCTCGTGACTTGCTGCGCGCCCTGATACGTCCCGCCATACGCGGCCGACAGGGCCGACGGATCGCCGCCCAACCATGTGAGGTTCAGTTTCGCGTCACGGTAGCGCCGGGCGTGCTTCGCCGGGGGCCACGTGGATTTGTTCGCGGGCAATGGCATGGGGCGGGGCATCCGTTCACTCAGGGGGTCGAGTGGCCGGACCCGCCGCGCCGTGCTCTCCTGTCAGGTTACCGCGTGACGGTTGTCTGGGCAATTAGGCGGGCAACTCAGGCAGCCGGCTCTAGCTCGGATTCACTCACCGGGGCTAACGAGATGTGCTGCCGCCAGGCCGCGCGGGTCGAAAATATTGCGTACCGCATCCCGTCATTTTCGTCATCGTTCTCCTTCAAAACCGCAGTAACGCCGCGCTCCCCAGCTTTCTGGTCCCACATGTATGCCGGAATCATGTCGATCAGTCGCGGGTTATTCTCCGTCACAATAAACAGGCCGCCGGTGGCGAATAGGCCCTGCACGGTCTGAATCCCCGGCAGCACCTTGTTATGAGCTCCCACGGCGTTGGTGTGCCCGCGCGCCCATAGCTCGGTCTTGAACGCGAGAGCGGCCGGGTCAACGAATATCCACTCAGGTGCGCCCCAGTGTGCGTGAGCTTTCAGGAACGCCTCGAAACCGGAGGCGTGGGCGCCGACGGTCATCTGCGCGGCGGGCGCGTACTCAGCCAGGATGAACAGGCCGTAGCGCGAGGTGTGCGGGTCTTTCGACGCCGGCGCCTTCCATCGGGGCAGGCCCGTGCGGGCGTTGACCTGATACTGCCCGAGGCCGAGCAGATACCCGCGGGTGTCGTGGTTCTGCCCGTAGTCGAGAGACGCGGACAGGACGCGCTCAATCGTCGGCAGGTGCTCCAGCGGGATCGTGTGCTTATTCACGTCGAACGAGTCGTAGACCATGCCGTCAGCACTGACCCATTCGGCGAGGATCATTCGCCGGTAGAACACGCCGGTTTTGCTGCGCTTGATGTTTTCAACATAGGTCGGGTTCGTCCGGCACAGCCACACGTTGTCTTCCAGGACGAACGTGACGCGCATCCACGGCATGCGAACTTCGGCCTTGCCTTTGATCTGCACGTCGTCGGTGTCGAATTTGCGGGTGCCGTCGCGCTGAATCCACCACTTGCACCGTTTCAGGTACTTCACGAGTAGCCAGTGCTTCGGGCCTTCGGGGTTGCAGGTGGCAATAATTCGGGCTCCGAGCGCCGACATGCGAGATGTCAACATATCGAAGAAATCTTCGCGCATGTTTGTGAGCTCATCGACGTAGGCGCCGACGAGAGTTAGCCCCTGTACTTTAGAAAATGATCGAACATCGGAGGCGCCCATGATGATTACGTCACGGCCGAGGATGTTAGCCATGCCGGTGCCGCGGCTCCAGGTGATGCGATTAGCCCCGTAGAGCTCTTGTAACGGCATTAGGAGGTTGCGAATTAGGGTGTCGATCGTCACGCCGACCATGAGGGTTTGGCCGGCGGGTGCACGGCGGAGGAATCCGACCCACCATTGCAACGAGACGATGGTTTTGGACGACCGGACGGCGCCCTCAAAGAACAGGATTTCGCAGAGTTCGGGCGGATTCGACGCCATAACCTGCTTGCCAGTGAAAACCTCAAGCGTGCTACCCACGGCAATTGCCCGCGCTACCGCCGATAACTATCATTACGTCAAGTAATCCGGCCCGTTTCTCGTCTGAATGTTCGAACACTCGCGCTACTTCCATTCTTCGGGAACTTCGGGAGCCGACCCCTGCACATGAGCTATCCAGGCGTCAACGGCATTCAGGTCGCGGTCGTCGGAATCGTGACGCGTCAGTACCAGGTGCTTATCGAGGACGATGCCCAGCGAGGTAAAAAAGGATTGAACCTCTTTGCCCTCGCGGTCTACCTCAAGCTCAACAGGCTCCAGACCGTTCTCGGCCATATCCGGGGTCATAATCACTATCTGCTTTTTCGACCACGCTTTCAGTCGAAGATCGAACGCGTCCTGCACGAGCAACTGAGAGAGCTCAATACGGCGGGCCTTGAGGTCGATGGTGTGCGCCTCGATGGCAACGCGCATCTTTGCCCGGTCAAACAGGATCGGCGGCCGAGCGGTCGAACAAATACGGCTCACAGTTGAACCAGCGATGCCGACCTTCTTGGCGATAGCGTTTTGGCTCAACCCGTCACGGGCGAGCTTGCGGACCTTCGCGCGCGTTTTGGAATCGATAGCCGGTCGGCCGCCGCCACGTTGCCCCCCTTTCGGTTTGGCCTCGCTATGTTCTGCCATGTGTCGCCGTTCGGTTTAGTGGGTAGTTGCTGGCCTAACCATATCGTGAGGCTAAGACGTTTCGTGCTGCGTGGCC